CTCACTCTTCGTATGACGCGGCGGCATGTTGATGATCAATCGCTTCAGCTTGCCCGACGCAATCTCCTCCATCTTCTCCGCTATCAAATAGTGATGCCTACCCGCAATAAACTCCGGCCACATAGATCGGACAAATGGTAAAAATTCAGCCTTACAAGTTTCTACCTTCTCCAATTGCTTCAAACGAAGCTGTAATCGAAGTTCCTGAATGTCGGCGTCTGTCTGAGTGTCAAGGTTCAAGGGGGACCCTATGCGTTTCAATGGTGGTGAGAAAATCTGACCAGTTTACGGGCTGGGTAAACGTGCCGTGGGCCGGGCATCGTATGCCGTCTTCAAACACCGCTATCGCTTGATCTGATCGATACAAATACACGGTGTCATCTTTTTTGGCCACGATCCACGAGCGAGCGCCCTTGTGCCGCGTGGCGAAAGATACCTGATGCGGACTCAACAGAACTTTGTTGCCCTTCACGACTTTGAGTTCAATAAGATGAAAGTCTTTGGCACGATCCAGCAACAACAGATCAGGGATACCCTGCGTGCTGCTGTTCTCTATGCGCGTGCATATCGCATCAGTGCTGGATAGCCCCGTCTTGATCTGCTTCCAAAAGCTCGACTCTGTCTGGTTCGACATCAATCACCTTCTCGCCAAGCTGGCGTTTCAGTTCGTCCAAAGCTTTCTTGACCTCTGCTTTACTCATCTGATCAATCGATCCATGGCGGACCTCAGACTTGTTCACGTAAATATCGCCTTGGGCCAAGCCGCGCGCTTTCTCAGCCTGCACCGCAGCAGAGTATGCGCCAGCCGCGATTGCTTGATCACGGATATGCTGCAAGTCGCGTATGTGCCGGGCGTAGCTCACTTCATACTTTTCGGCAAGCTCGGCCCGCCGTGCCTTGAGCGCTTTAACGATGTGGGGTGATTTTCTAGGGTTGAGCATCTCGTAGGCCCGTGTATGCGCGCCGTTGATACTAAACCCGGCTTCGACGGCCAAATTCCGTAGCGTGTCTTGTCCCTCACGTGTGGCGACCAGTTCGACAAACTTGAGTTGCTTGCCAGTCAATCTCGTATCTTCAGATAGTCGGGGCCTGCCCCTTGTTTCGACTTTTTTCTGCATCTCGGCCATGCGCCAAATCCCATAAACCCTGCTCAATTTTGCGAAATATAGCACTTTTTTAAGTCAGTGAAAGCGATTTGTTTCAGAGCCGTATTGTTTGCGTGAAACCTGCACCTTGACACGCAACACAGACACAGGGCCGTGGCGCGCGGGGCGCGGCTCGCGTCGTCGATTCGCGAAGCGCGGATAACCTTTATTGGCGGGGGGACCCTAGGCCATAACGCGCGGAGCGCGGATCACGTTGGAAGTTAAACGGGGAACTTCCACGGGGCGCGGTCCACGGGGCGCGGTTTCGGGTGCGATTGCGACCGGCGGCGGGCCATGGGGCGCGGCTCACGAGGCGCGGTACGTTTGACGGGGAGAGCGGGCGGCGGGGCGCGGCATGTTGCACTCATTTAAAAGACACAAAAAAGCCCGCACGGCGGCGGGCTTAGTCGGCGGGTCGATCTGTTAAGTATGAGCGTACCCGTCGCGCTCGATACCGATTGTCATGTGGGGGACGTTACACAATGCGCAGTCATCGAAATGCATCACCATGCAATCCAGCGCCACCCAGTCAATAAAGTTCATGCCTTTGTAATCGGGGTGTTTCGTCGCGTGCACGTGTTGGCCATGTAACCGCAAAAGCGACGTGCGTTGTTTATCGGTGAACGGCATAAGATGGTCGACGTGTTTAGGTAGTAGGTTTTCCATTAGTCAAACCTCGCAATCTTGCACTGTCCGTTACTATCGCGAAGCCCGACAATGCCGGCGGGATATACAAAGCATTCAACGTCGCAGCGGGACGGGTCCAGACTCGCAAGTGCGAGATATGGGTGCAAATCGTCGTCGTCGGCATAGCTGCTAACGTAGGTGCCATTTGCTTTCAACTCACCGCCCATCGGGTACTGGGCAAAACCACCGAACTGGTAGAGTTCGTCCATACCATCCGCAATCGTTTCTAGGTTGCCGGATTCGGTTAAAGACAACGCGCGCTCGAAAAAGTCAGGTATCAATCCGCTAGCCTCTTCGAGCTTTGCCTTATCAAAATACCCGTGTTGCTTTTGCGGATCGTACTGCCAACTCAACAAAAGCTTTGCGGGACGAATCTTTATCACTGTTTCCATTTTTTAATTTTCCTGTATAGCGCCGGTATGGCGTGATCGGATTATAGGATTAATCGCATAGAAAAGAAAAGCCCGCACGATGGCGGGCTTGTTGGGTTAGTTGGGGGGAATGATTACGCGGCTACTTTATCCAGCAGCGCACCGGCTTTGCGTTCAATTTCGATGCGGCTATCTTGATGCGGAATATCCCGAGCAATCGCGGTGATAGCTTGGGCGGCGTCCCATACCGTTTCAACGGGTCGCCCTTCTTCTTTCATATGTCTCGCTGCGGCGGCTTTAGCCATGCGACCAGATAACCCAGCGCGCTTGCTTAGGAACTCCAAACGGCTGTCATCATCGCGCGCAATCTTGGCGGCTTTCGCGGCTTGGACGCCCTCAACAAACGTCGACGTTTTACCTTGGGCGAAGCTTTCCAATGCTGGGCGTGCCTCATAAGCAAAACGATCGGGCGCGAATTTGGTGTGCCTAATTTTTATTTCTTGGAAATTTTCCACGCCCCATAGGTTTCGATTCATGCACACGCCGCGCAGGTACATCGCGGCTATGCCCGCCGTCTTACTGCCGGTTTCACTGTTCCACGCGTAGAACCCTCGGAACATCAAGTCGGGTTCACCGTTCGCAAGCTTCCCAACTTCGATGGGGTGGCGGTCGTCGACTAGGAACAGAAACACGTCGCGGTCGCTAGCGAATAGCGTCGTCGTGTTCATGCTCACCGGCACGTCAGGATCATAAACGGCAAAGCCATCGCGGCTGCCGGTCATCATTCCGGGCACTTTCCAACGGCCCCCGGATTGCTCGACTAGGTTTTTAACCGGCTCGATAATTTCCCAGTCAAAAATCCGGCCATAGTCGGGACCGGTTGCCGCACGTAAATCGCCGCCGTCATTCTGGCTGCCGTAAACTTTCACCAGTTCACGGCCACGATTGTGACGCAATCCCCACTGCAGGCATTCAGCCGCCAAGGGTGCGGGCAGATCACGCAAGTATCCGGCAGGTGCGCCGGATAACTGAGACAATTGGCCAAAACTCCAATTGGTCGGCGTGTTGAAATGGTCGCGGTAGTTGTCGTCTTGATACTCGATAACCAAATCGCCACGGCTAGGATTCGCTTCGTCTAGGTCGCCAATAATTTTAATTTTGTGCGTGTCGACGGTGCGGCTTGTCATCCGGTGCGCATCCGTTTTTTTCGTAGCTAGCATATCGTTGAGCGTTAAGAACTTTTGATCGTCGGGACGGCTGAACCATTGGCTAGATACTGCACTGTTTCCGATACCGTGCGCGAACGCGTTAGTTGTGTATGTCATTTCACTTTTTCCTGTTTTGTGGGCGTGCGGCGCGCCCGAGATTGTGCCGCATGGGAATATTCGCATACCGGCTTGCTAATGTAAATTTTTATTTTTTTATTTTATGCGGCGGCGCGTAGAATCATATTACCGTCGACGACAAAGCCCGAATCATCATGCAATGCTGGACCCTTCGCAGTAAGCCCGACGACGACGGGTCCGGCCATCACGTTATCCAAATCTGACAGATCACCATCTATAACCGGTCGGCCAAGGTATTCGCTGGGTATTGAATTTTTAAAAACTACGGCAATGGGTGCGCCAGTAGGTAGCGCGGCGGCTACCTGATTCCTGTATTGGGGCCGGTCGCTGTAGGAAAACATCAAACGATAGTTGGCGGGCAGGTTTCCGGCCAATCGCTTCGCTTGCTTCGTATAGTCATAAAAGAATAGATCGGGGAATTTCTGCGGGATGCCATGCTTTTCCCATGGTATGTCACTGAGCACGTTTAGGCGAACAACACCTTGCACGTTTTGCCTTTCGCAGACATTTTTTTGAAAGTTTGATAATTCGCGCGTGAGTTGGGCGAGAAATCCGGCTTGGTCGGAATGCCAATAGTCGGTTTTCTTTTGACGGGCTATGTTGATATCAGGATTGTATTGGGCGCGTCCGGATTCCTTCAGGCACGCGTCCATGCATCCGGCTGCCTTGCTGCCCGCACAAATGATGTTGTCCGGCAACATGCTCAGGCTTGCCATCCGGACCGGCTTGCCAAAATAGTTGTTAGGTTTGTTCTGAGTCTTTTTGATTTTTGTGTTGCTCGCGGTCGTGTTCAGTAGTTTCATCATTCGCATCCTTGTTTGTAGGTGTATGCGAATTCTCGCTGATCAAAACACAATCGGCAAGCTTTTTCTTTTTCTGGTGTTCTTTCAATTTTTCCGACAGCCGTGCGTTGATGATCGGCTTTGGTTTGAACCATTCTCGAATTTTAAAAATTAGCCAAAACACTGTAGTACTCCTATGCGATTTATCTCACCCTAACAATACGGTCGCGCGCAGTGTCAATACCCAATCCCTAAATTCGCTCCCCCATATAAAACTTTTTCCCAAAACAAAAAAAAGAAAAAAAATTTTTTCCGAAAAACTCCTATGCGGTTACGCGTTTTTTGCTTTAGCCCGTAACGCCTCAAAACGCGGTGGTACGCCGCCGGTACGCCGCAAAGCCCCGTCCTATAAGGGCTGTACCGCCGTACCGCCTGTACCGCCATTTTTGAAATTGTTTTTTCAAAAAATATTTTTCTGGGAAAAGTACTATATAGAAGCGCGATTTTTTGCACCAAGCGCCGCGAACCGTGTTACGCGCCCTATTCCCC